ACGTGAGCAGCAACTCAGTCATCTTGCTCGACGTGAAGACCTTCTCTGATCCGAGCCCGAACGAGTTTGCTCGCCAGTGCGCGCGTAAGGCATACGCGAAGCAGGCCGCCTACTACTCGGACGGCTACGAGAAGGCCAGCGGCAAGTCGGTCCGCGCTTTCATCTTTCTAGCCGTCGGAAACGAATGGCCTTACGCCGCGGCCGCGATGATGCTCGACGAGGAAAGCCTCGAAGCCGGGCGACGCCACTACAAGCGAAACCTGCGCACGTATGCCGAATGCGTGAATACAAACACATGGCCGGGCTTCTCAAGCGGCATAACCCTGATTCGATTGCCCCAATGGGCGCTCAATACCGAGGAGTGAACGTGGCGAACACCACCAGCATTGCAAACCTGAAACAGACGTCGAAGATGGTAGCGCGCGACGCCGGCATCGGAAGCGTTAAGACGTTCTTCGAGTCGCAGAAGTCGACGCTCGCCGCAGTGCTGCCGAAGCACGTCAGCCCAGATCGCATGCTGAAGATCGCCCTCGGCGCACTGCGTACGACCCCGAAGCTGATGGAGTGCACGGTCGAGTCGCTGATGGGTGCGGTCGTGCAGTGCTCGCAGCTGGGTCTTGAGCCGAACACGCCGCTCGGTCATGCATACCTGATCCCCTTCGAGAAGAAAAAGAAGTCAGGCAATCAGTGGGTGACGGACAAGGTCGAGACGCAGATCGTGATCGGCTACAAAGGGCTGATCGATCTAGCCCGCCGGTCGGGTCAAGTCGTGAGCATCGCCGCCCACGCCGTGCACGAGGGTGACGCGTTCGATTACGCCTACGGCCTCGACGAAAAGCTCGAGCACAAGCCTGCAATGTCGGGGCGAGGCCGCGTCATCGCCTTCTACGCGGTGGCGAAGCTGGTCGGTGGCGGCCACGCGTTCGAAGTCATGAGCGCCGAGCAGGTCAACGAAATCCGCGACGCGAGCCAGAACTATAAGTTTGCGCGCGACAAGGAAAAGACTGTGTGGGGCCAGCACTACGAGGAGATGGGCCGCAAGACGGTACTGCGCCGCCTGTTCAAGTATCTGCCGGTCAGCATCGAACTGGCGACTGCAGCAGCTATCGACGACGTCGGCGCACGCGGTACGTCGCAGGCGCTCGACACGGTTCTCGAAGGCGACTACATCACGCCGAGTGAATCAGATGACGATGATGGTATCGACCGGCAAACCGGCGAGATCACGGATCAGCGCGGGCAACAGCAAGAGATGACGGCGGACTACAGCGCTCTTCTTTCTCAGATTCAGAAAGCAAGTGACGAAGAAACGCTTGCGATGGCGCTGGATAGCGCACGCGGCCTTCCTGCCGACCAATTCGCCAAACTCGAATTCGCTTATCAAGAGCGGAGAGAAGAGATCTTTGGCGCCTGAATGCTACGGGGGAGCGGCCCGGCGCTCTAAATCCGGGACCTATTCCTAGATGGCATTGCCGCAGCGCCATCAACTTAGATTCGAACAAGAACGAGGACAGCATGAGCTACGTGACGATGGACCACGCGGGATGGGTCGAGCGCGACATTCGCGCGTCGAAGAAGGTCGAGCAGAAGGACCACCCGTTGAAGCGCCCGCGCGATACGACGAAGGGATACCGCGCCGCGCCTGACACCCTCTCGCCCTTCCATCGGACCGTTTTCAACATCCTTGGCATGGTTGGCGGCGGAATCTACAACGCTCCGATCGCATGGGACCGCATTCAATGGAAGGGCTGGGCGCACGGCATCGCTATCCCCTGGAAGAACGATCTCGCGACGTGGGACTTCAACGGCCTGACGAAACTTGTATTTCTGTGCCACGAAGCGCGCATTCGCTGCGAGATCCGCCCGAACGGGTTCCACGGCCTGCTGTTGTGCTTCTGGCCGCGCAAAGCGGAAGGTGGCATGGCGGAGCGGCATCCGAATCTCGCAGAAGCCGTCGCGACGTTCCATGACTACCTCGGCGAAAACCATTCGATCGTCTATCGCGAAGCAGAGGCAACCGGAGAGAAAGCATGAGCGCGTCCGGCCTCAGTTGCAACGCCGTGGCGTGGCTTGCGCACGGCGAGCGCGGCATCAGCAGCAACACGGTTTTCACCCACCTGACGGGTATCGACGCACTCAGAGACTGGCACTCGGACATTCCGTACGACCCTGCTGACCTGCGCCGCTGCCGCCTGCTGCTCGAATCCTGCCCGGAACTCGCAGCGGCCTTTCCGAAGATGCGTGAGGTGTCACCCGCGTGGGACGCTCTAGTCGAGCGCTGGGACGAACTCTGCAAGCTGATGGACGACGAGTCGCCGAACTGGCGGAAGCCTGACCGGTATGAGCGGGCGCCCAAGACGTATGACCTGATGGCTTCGCTTCGCCGCGGCTCATGATCCGCCATCTCCACCCCTTCTGCGCGCTGCTCGACTCCCTCGAATCGCTCGGCCGCGCGAAGGAACCGACGACCGCCCTGCTTCATCGAGCCTGCGCTGCGTTTGTGGCGATGGTCGCGGAAGTCAGCGGCGAGCGCGTGACCGTTCTGATTGGACAGGCTGTTATTGCACGAGGATCGAAATGAGCGCATCGAAGCTCGAAATGTGGATGTCGCCGCTGACGAATCGAATCTTCATCGGCAAGTCGCGAGCGGACAAGATCGGCCGCGTGGCGACATCGAAGCAGGACGTGACGCATCAGTGCATCAACGGTGCCGTCGCGTATCTGGTGGCCACGAACGATCTGGAAATCATCGTGACGCTCGATGAAGGCAAGCGTTATCGCGTGCGAATTACACCGGAGGCTGCGTGAATGAGCTTCATCTTTTCGCGGGCGCTGGTGGAGGCATTCTCGCCGGTCAGCTTCGGGGAAACCGATGCGTCTGCGCCGTCGAGCGCGAACCCTACGCCCAAGCCGTGCTTGTGGCACGACAAAACGACGGAACGTTTCCCCCTTTCGCGATTTGGGATGACGTGTGCACCTTTGACGGAAGACCATGGCGAGAGATTGTTGACGTCGTTGCTGGCGGATTTCCGTGCCAAGACATCAGCGCAGCCGGCGCCGGCGAAGGAATCGACGGCGAGCGAAGCGGCCTTTGGTCCCATATGGCTCGGATCATTCGCGAGGTACAGCCCGTCCGAGTCGAAGTGGAAAACAGCCCAATGCTCACTTCTCGGGGACTCGGACGAGTTCTCGGAGACTTGGCCGAGATGGGGTTCGATGCGGAATGGGGAGTCGTTTCTGCGGCAGATACCGGCGCTCCCCATCTCAGAGAACGGATCTGGATTCTGGCAAACGCCCGTCGCGGACGATGCGATCGAGCGAGCGGCTGGCAAGTGGAACAGCCGCGGCGAGCCAAAGCTGAGCGCGGAAGTGAAGCTCTGGCCTACGCCGACAGCGAGCCTTGCGGACAAGGGCGGACGTATCACGCCGCGCAAGGGACGCGAGGGTGGGACGCTGATCGAGGCCGTGTCGTCGCGGATGTTTCCGACACCATGCGCAATCGACGCCGGGAGCGGTCGGATCAACAAGAGTCCGAGCGCCGGAGCTGCGGAGCGGCCGACGTTGGCAATGATGGCCCGCAAGAATATGTGGCCGACGCCGTGCGCGAGCGCGAGCAAAGGATCGTCGCCCGCGGCACTTACGCGCAAGACCGGGAAGAGCCGAGCGAACGACCGAATCGACCACGCAGTTATGGCTTCGGACGGTGGCCAGCTGAACCCGGAATGGGTCGAGTGGTTGATGGGATGGCCCATCGGGCACACCGCATTAGAGCCCTTGGAAACGGCCAGGTACCGCGAGTGGCTGCGGCAGCATTCACCCTACTCGGCCGATGACGCCTGACCCATTGCCGAACCACCTATTGCGAGAGAGAAATGACTGACTGGCTCAACAAGGTACACGCAGGAGATTGCCGACAGATCATGGCGTCATGGCCTGAAGCATTTGCAGACGCCTGCATCACCGATCCGCCCTACGGTGACACTAGTTTGGACTGGGATCGACGCACTGACGGCTGGATTGCGCCGGTCGCGCGTGTTTTGAAGCCCGCCGCATCGATCTGGGTGTTTGGCAGCATGCGATTCATCGCCGACATCTTCGACGACATGGCCGCGTTCGGCTTCAAGTACGCGCAGGACATCGTGTGGGAAAAGCAGAACGGAACCGGCTTCATGAACGATCGATTTCGGCGTGTTCATGAGCACGCCGTGCAGTTCTACCGAGGTGCATGGGCCGATGTATTCAAGGAGCCCCAGTACACAAACGATGCGACCGCGAAGACCGTTCGTCGCAAGACCCGCCCGACGCATACCGGAAGAATCGATAAATACAGCAGCTACGTCAGCGAAGACGGCGGCCCGAAGCTGCAGCGCAGCGTGATCGACGTCGCCAACGAGCATGGCCGTGCGTTGCATCCTACGCAGAAGCCGCTCGGGATCCTTGCGCCGCTGATCTCCAATTCCGTGCCGCCCGGCGGGATCGTGATCGACCCATTCATTGGTAGCGGATCGACGGGAATCGCCGCACGCCAGCTCGGGCGCCAGTTCGTCGGATGCGAGCTGAACCCTGACTACGTCGGCCTGCTCGACGAACGATCGCGGCAAGTCGATTTGTTGACCGTCTGATGGATTGGCGAAACACCTATTGCGAGAGAGAAATGACACAAGAACTGAAGCCGTGCCCGTTCTGCGGTGGCTCTGCCGACTACCACTTCGATGATGCGCAGATTGCTCCATATGGGCACTATCACACGTGTCGGCAATGCGGAACGAACACCGGCTCATATCCGAGCAGGGATGCCGCTATCGAAGGCTGGAACCGCCGCCCTGCCCTCGCCCCATCCGCGCCCAATCCGATCACCGCCGGGCTGAAGGGCAAAAGCTGCCGAACCGGGCATTTCGACATTTGCTATGCCGCTAAACATGACGGCGTTGTATGCCCCGAAGGCGAGTGCGACATCGATAGCGGCGTGCGTGCCTCACCTCTCGCCACTCCGAGCGACAAGCAAGAGGCGGTGAAGTCGTATGAGCGCCACGACCCGGACAACGCGACGGAGCCTTTCCTGTCGTTCATCCCTGACGCGAAGCGCGATGAACTGATCGGAGCATTGCTCGCGTCGCTGGAACGCAATTCCGACCGTGAGACGGACTTCTACACGGTGCGCTCGTTCATCGGCGGTCTTGGGCTGCTGGCCGCGCAGTTCGCCCCTCTCGCCCAGTCTGCAGAGCAAGACGCTCCACTTGATGCTCAATATGCGGCATGGCAAGCCGCCCTCGAATCCCGCGTATTGGATAAGCCGCCCGTCGCGTTTTGCAAGGTCGAAGAAGTAATGGACAACGACAGCATGCTCGCACAAGTCGGCGTCAAGCGCGGTGACAAGCTTTACACGATGGATAACATGCGCGACTACGCTCTGGCGTTTTACGAATCCCGCGTATTGGCGGAGAGGAAGCCGATCTATCAGATTCAAATGATCGACGAGGCTTGGGGTGACGTAACCAAGGCCCAGTACGAACACATTGACGCGGAATGCAAACGCATTGTGTACCTCGAACCTCCCGCCCACCCCACGCCGGATGATGCAAGCGATGCATCGCGCATTGCGATCCTTCACGAAGTCGCGGCCGTCGTCGAAGGCTTGCCCGGCGATTACCGCCCGTGGGATTGCTCGCAAGCGATCACCGATATGACACGCGACGCAGCTATGCAAGCCGATAAGGAGAAGCAATGAAAATCCCAACGGAAGTAGCAACCGAATTGATCTACACACAGATGCCGACCGCAACATCTGAGTTTGCAGACTGGATCAATCACACTAGCAAGCCGAACGCAGTGGACGCTGCTTTTATGTCCGGGTGGAAAGGCGGCCGACGCGCGTTACTTGACAGCAGCGACTTGCACCGGTTGATTGACGAAGCCGTGAATTTGGCTCGGAAAGAAGCCGAGCGCGCTGCGTTGGAGCGGGCGGCGCAGAGGTGCGATGAGATCGAGAAAGAGTATTGGTCGATGTTCAAGCACGCGGACGCTGACAGCCCATTGAGAGGAAACCAGCACGTGGGCGGCCAATCGGACGGCGCAGGCGAGTGTGCAACCGCCATCCGCGCCCTAATGCAAGATGCGCAGAGCGGCGAGGACAAGCAGCCATGACCACACGCATGCGCAGATTCAGCATGAGCATGAACATCGACGGCTTCGTCCGGAACAACCGTTACCCGCGCGACTATCGAGGCGTGTTCCAGCACGACGACGGCCGGACTATGGGGCCGGCAGAGGCCCGAACCTATCTCGCACTTGAGAAAGCGAAAGGCCGAAACGTCATTCCCTGCTCGGCAGAGTGCGGCAACCCATGCCAGCACGCCGAGAACGGTTGCACAGGCTTCGACTATGCCGGGGGCGGATGCCCCGGACATTACACCGACGCGTCGAGCGTGGCGAGCAAAGAGGAGCCCACATCGTGAAGATACCGGGCATCGATTCGAAGACGCTCAATCCAACGTGGCCGATGCGCGTCAGAGGATGGCTGGACATGAAGACGCTCAAGCCTGTGTATTCCGTAGAAACGCGCCACCCCGAGTTCAAGGTTTGGCTCGCGATCTACACGACTCGGCGCGGACTCAAGCGATTCAAGACCCGCGAAACAGCGCAGGCGTTCATCAACGAAGTTAGGAGCAAGCCATGTGTAGCCGCTGCGGAAGCATGATGCTCGAGGAGCACGAAGGCGGATGGTGGCTCTGCATGGTGTGCGGGAACAACTGGAAAGAATGAATCAGGCAATCGAAGAATTCATGCGCGTAACGCGCAACTATCTGATCGAGGTTGACGATGGCAAGACTCGTCTCTTTAGAACGCTGGGCAGAAATGCTCTTCGGAAGCGAGAAGCCGCACAGAAACACCCTTCGAAACTGGCGTAAGAATGGCCGCATCGTCCCGCATCCGATCAAGTGCGGAGCCAAGTATTTCGTCGAGCCGACGGCCGTCTATTTCGATGACGACGGCGAGATGCAGAGGAGATTCGGGCATGGCCGCAAGACGTCGTGAAGCGAAGCGTCGGCACTGGCCGGCCAATCTATACCAGAACAGTGCGGGCTATTTCTACTGGCGCAATCCCGTCACGAAGCAGGATTTCGGAATCGGGCGCGACCAGGCGAAAGCGTTCGGCGAGGCGCGGGCCGCCAACGCCGAACTGGAGCAGAGCCGTGGATACCGGTCGGTCGTGCAGCGCATGACGGCACCGGACGACAAGACGCTTCAGGAATGGTCCGTCGAATACGAGGCGATCTACGAGGAGACGAGGAAACCGACGGCGAGCACGATGAAGACCGTCCGCGCCGGCCTGCGCGCCGTGTGCACAGCGCCTTTCGTCGATAAGCACTTGCGCAAGATCCAGACGCGCGAGATAGCCGAATTCATTGGCAAGGCGACTGAAGAGCGCGGCGCATCAATGGCCGCTCTCATGCGAAAGACGCTTCACGACATGATGCGGGAAGCGGAGACGAGAGGATTGATTGATCAGGGGTCGAACGCGGTATCGGTGACGCGCAAGCCCGATATTGAGGTCACGCGTTCGCGCCTCACGCTCGAGAACTTCCTCGCGATCCACAAGACGGCGCTCGACATGGACGGATGGCTTGCGCGCAGCATGGAGCTGGCCGTTATCACCGCCCAGCGGCGCGAGGATATATCGAAGATGCAGTTCACCGAGGCTCGGGACGGCTTCCTGTCAGTGGTGCAGACGAAGAGCCGTGGCCGGATGAAGCTGCGGATTCCGACGACGCTGCGCCTCGAAGCGCTCGACATGTCACTAGATGACGTCGTGAAGAGGTGCCGCGATGCTGCCGTCTCAGCCTACATGATCCATTACACGACGCCGCGAGGCGGCCGGAAAGCGGGCCAGCGCGTGAGCGCCGACAAAATCACGCGCGGATTTCAGGAGGCCCGTGATGCGACACCGGGTTTGAAGTGGGACGCGGGGCGCACGCCGGCTTCGTTCCATGAGATCCGAAGCCTGGCGGCTCGGCTGTACAGCGAGCAGTACGATGCAGATTTTGCGCAGGCTTTGCTCGGTCACAAGTCGTCAATGATGACGTCTCTCTACCGGGACGTGCGGGGCGCGGAGTGGACGGAAGTGAAAGTCGCGATCTGAGCGCGTTATAGACGCGAAATAGACGATTCTAGACGGAGCCCCGCCAGCCAAGGCTGAGCGGGGGATTACAATTACATGGCGTGTAATAAGGGCTTTTCTGATTTTTTCTTTTTGCGGCAAACACTTACGCCGTTTTTGAGTCACAGAAAAGCGCCCTTAAATGCACAACGCTGCACTAATAGAATCAAAGACATACAGCGCGGTTATAGACGCCATCAGACCGGGTGCGCAGCGATGAAGTTCTTCACGGACGTGTAGCGGCCCTTCTTCGTGACCGAATCCGTCGTCAGCAAACCGAAGTTCGTTTCGTTCGTGTTCGATCCGTCCGATGCGGCGTCGGCGAGCTGGTAGAGCATCGCGCCGATGATTGGCTGCGAGTAGTTATTGCGGATTGCGTACCACTTGTCGCACAGGTAATTGCTGGAAACCAGCGCCGCCTGAATCGCCGCCTCGTTCGCGTAGAGTGCTATCCAGCCGCCGTTCCCATCCGACTTGTACGTATTGACGCCATACTCGGAGATGACGATCGGCTTGCCGTAACCACAACCCCGCGTGATTCCGTTGGTGATCGGCTGACCTTGAAGGGCTTCATAGTCGTCCGCGCCGGTGCTGTTCTGCGTGTAGACGTGCAGGTTCGTGTAGTCCCACGTGACGATCTTGGAGGAGTCGTAGGTCGTCGGAGCGGCAGGCGTCGAGCCGTCGGCCAGCATGTCCAGAAAGCCGAAGTGAACCCACGAGATAGCAGGACTGCCGATCTTGTAGTTCGCATTGACCGACTTGATGCCTGCGATCAGGCCGCGCACGGAGCCGCGCGCGCGTAAGAACGCCGCGTTGTTATAGTCGGTCTTCGAGTTCCCCGAATTGCTGACGTAGCCGTTTTCGTACTCGTTGCCGCATTCGAAGTACGGCACCTTGCCGCCGAGCTTTGTCGCCGCGTCGACGCCGAGGTTGAAGCCCATCGTGTACGCGGTCGCTTCCGTGCCGGTCGTGACACCGTCATACGATGTGCCCCACTGCGGCAGCAGTACCGGCACGAGCGTGATGTCGGGATAGGCGTTCATGAACGACAGGAACGTGTTGCCATCGCTCGACGTGACCGCGCCAGTCGACGAGTTGTAGTTCGCGCTGTACCCGTTGCGGTACGTCATCGTCCCGAGATCGCGGATCGCTGCCGCGTTGTTCGCCCAGTTGGACGACGTATAAGCGGGCTGCCCCCAGGTCAAGTGCCCGTTGACGCCCCAGAACGGCATAATTTTTGCCGTCCGAGGATCACCGCTTAGCGCCGTCCACGGCGGGCTGCTAGTTTGCTGATACCAAGTGCCCGCCGAATTCTGGCCGTAGATCTGACCGTTAAACCACAGAAGCATCGAAAATGGATTCGGGCTGCCGGTCGAGGCATTGACCCCGTTCTTTACGACGTGCCCATCGGGCGTCATGTACCAACCATTCCCGCTCGCGTCGACGATGCGCTGCCTAGGCGTAGATGCGACAGTGCCAGAGGGATGCGCCGGCAGGAGAAGCGGGTATGCCGTTTTAGTGAATATCTTCCCCATGATTACTGATTCCAGATGCGCAGATGCCAGCGATTCAGGGTCACCGTATTGGCGGTCGAGCCCGCCGAAAAACTGCAAGTGATCGTCAGTGTCTGGTCTTGGGTGAAGTCAATCGCCGTCTGCTGCATGGCGATGATTCCGGTCTGGAACGGCGCGTTGTTGTTGCTTGCCCGGACCATGTTGGCCGTTTGCGAATTCGCGTTCTGGAGCTGGATGTAGGTATCGAAACTTGTCGAGCCAGCGCCATTCGAGTAAATCCACAGGGTGACGCCGCCGATAGCGATCGTGATGGTCTTCGCGTTCGAGGTATCGGTCATCGACAACGCGGGCAGGAATTCCATGAAGCCCTGCGGTCCCATCGTGCCGCCTGGGATTACCTGTGAAAGCAGGCTGAACGTGGTCGAGAGACCTTCACTCGCGTTGTGCGTCACCGAGATGCCGCTTTGCTTGAACCAGACGTTGCTCGACGTGGCGTCCGCCCCCTGATACGCCACCGAGTAAGCCGTCGACGTGCTTGCGTCCGTATAGGTCGTGACCGTGCGCGTCCAGAGATACTGGCCCTGCGTGACGGCCGGAACCGAGCCGGACCACGTGCCAGTCGGAACCGTAGTTCCGGACGCCGACGTCTGGTAGGTGACAGCGGCTGAGGCGACGCCGACGCCGGGCGTGCCGTCCATCCCTTGATATGCAACCGAGTAGGACGTCACCGTCGACGAGTCGGTCATCGTGAGGACAACCCTCGTCCAGAGGAACTGCCCCTTGCTGACTGCGGGAACGGAGCCGGTCCACGTGCCCGTCGGAGCAACCGTGCCGGACGTCGACGTCTGATAGACGGTCGATGACGATGCAACGCCTACGCCAGCAGTACCGACCCCGTCGATGCCCTGATACGCCACGCTGTAGGCAACCACAGTGCTGGCGTCGGTAAGCGTGAACGTCGTGCGACTCCACAGGAACTGCCCTTTCGGCACCGAAGGCACCGAGCTGAGCCATGTGCCCGACGGAATGACCGTTCCCGATGCTGAAACCTGATAGGCGATGGCCGAAGACGCGATGCCCGTTCCGGTTGCGCCCCCGCCCCCGACGCCGCAGTACGCCTTCACCTGCGCGGCGGTCATTCGCTTCTCTGCGCCGCCTTGCGCCACGAAGAAAAGGTCAGAGTCTGACACGATCCCCGCCGCGTCAAAGTCCTTTAGCTGCTTGCCGGCGTTTGCCATGGTCGTTAGCGCCCAGAAATGAAAAACGCCCGCAAGGCGGGCGTGAGGTTCGAACGTCGCTGTATCAGCGAGAGTTAGGAATTCGAAATAGACAGCTTGTAGTCAGCGCAAGTGACCGTCGAGGCAGCGTTGCTGATGTTGCCGATGATGTTGAACGTGCGCGGGACCGTGAAGTCCAACGTCAAGTTGAGCAGAGCCGTGCCTGTACCGAAGGCGGATACCGTACCCGGCGAGGCGGCGACTTGGATCTTCTGGTTGTTCTGGTTCGCAACTGACGTGAAGCTGCGTAGGCTCTGACTGGCCCCGAAGCCGGTGGTCTGCAAGAGAACCGTCCCGGTCGCGTCGTCAGTGATCTTGATCGTCTTCGTGTTCGAGTCGCTCGAAAATCCCCATAGCACTTCGAGATCGAAGCGCCCGAGCGGCCCGAGCGCAGGAACCACGATCTGCTTCAGCTTCTGATCGGCGCTGAGTATGGTCGAGACTGTCGACGTCGGGATGCCGTCGCGCTTTGGCACGGTGGAGGATGACGAGACGCCGGCGACCGACAGCAGTTGCAGGAACTCCGCATAGTCAAGGCTCATTGCTTCACCCATGCAGGCTTGCCAGACGGCTTCTGCGCGCCGTTCACGGTCGTGTAATAGTAGGTCTTGAGCCACGTGCTGCCAGCGACGGTGATCGCCTCTGTGGCTATCGTGCCGTCACCGTTGAAGGTGTACGACGACGGATAGGCGTCGGTGTCAATGAAGCCAGACGGAACCGCGCTCGTGTAGATGATCGACATTTCTTCAGTCCTTCTTCTGTGGACAATTTTTCATGTACGCAAGGTCATGTGCGTAGATTTGCTGCTTCGTTTCATACGAGTCCGCGGCGCTCGCCGTGATCGGCTTGACCCAGTCGCACGCGGTGTCGATAACGCGGACCGAAGGCTCAGGTGTCGGCGTCGTCGCGCACCCAGCGATTGCCAGTGCGCAAGACATAAGGATGGCCAGCCTCTTCATTTGTCGCCCCTGAGCGCACCGATGGCGGCGAGCTGCGCATCGATGTCTTCGCGCGGCACGGCCGCAGCCTGCTGGTCAGCCTGCTCGCGATTGACGACGGCTTGTTCGCCGGCCGCAGACGCCGCAGCGTTCGCTTGATCGACCTGACTCTGCTTCGCTGCAACAGTTGCGGAAGCCTTTGCTTCGACTTTCGACGCCTGCTGGTGACGAAAGAGGCCGAAGGCGAGACCTCCGGCTCCGAACAAAGTCCCAAGGAGCGCTCCGGCGTGCGCGATCAGAAACGAGATGATAAGAGTCATGCGGTCACTCCTAAGGCGGTCTGGCAGGAAGCCCATAGCGCTTCTCGATCCGCGAGGCCGTTTAAGCCGCCGTTGATCTTTCGCGTGAGCGTGGTGAAGTCGGAGACGTATGCGTTCAGGCCGTGCGCGTACCAGAACCACGCCGCTGACATCGCGGCGTTGTCGGTCAGTTCGAGCAGGGACGGATTCGAGACGAAGTCGATCCCCAGTCCCTTGCTGACCGCCTCGTAATTCGCGCGCCCGGTGATCTGGATGAGGCCGCGCCCGAGGAACCGCTTGCCGTCGCCGGGCTGCGTGTTGCCAAGGTCAATCCGGCCCTCGTACCTCGCCTGCGCGGGCGTCGGCCCCCATAGTTCCTGCACGTAGACGAGGTTCCCTGACTCGTGCGCGACCTGCGCCAGAAACGCGGCGCGCTGCTCGGGCGTGTCGATGGCGAAACGGACCATTGCCTTCTCGAGCGGACCGGCCCAGACCATCGCTCGCGAGCCCGGAATCGACAACGCTTTGGCGAGGCTCGCTGCCGTCAGCGTCCACGCTGGCTCCGCAGCCGCAGGCGCGGGAGGCGGAACAGCCGACGGCGGCTCGCTCTTCACCGCTGGCAGCGTGGCTGGAACGGGAGCCGGGCGCTTGAACAGTCCGAGCAGCGTGTCAATCCAGCTCATTGCGCTTCGGCCGGCGTCACCGGCTGGGGATTAGCCGCGGCGGTCGCCTCGCGCAGCTCATACTGCTTCACGATGCGCGAGAGCGGCACCGCGATCGAGCAAGCGAGCGTGAGCCAGCCGAACACGTTCTTCGGGACGAATGCCTGGACCATCGGCAATTGGTCTTGGAACTGCGCGAGCGCGCCGAAGAGCGTCGCCAGCATGCCGAAACGCGAGGCCCAAGACTTCAGCAGCACGGTGCGCGCTTTGCCGACCAGTTCAAAACGAATAGACATGACTTCTCCGCCGCGCGGGGCTGCGCGTCAAAAAACAGGTTGAGGGTGCGATTACCGGCGGCTGCCGGCCCAAGGTGTCGGCGGGACTGCTGCCGTCGGGTGCGTTGCGGTTTCGAGCTTCTTGCCGACCGACTTCACGGCGCTTGCTGCCTCGTCGGCTTTGACGACGGCGACGTTGACCTTCTGATCGACCTTTTCGACGGTTTCCTTCGCATCGACGGCGGCGGCTGCTGCGACCTTCGTCTGCTTCAGCATCGCCGCGCTGCGCTGATCCGTCAGCTTGGCGCGGTCACCGAGAAAGCGGAGCGTGTACGCGGCGAGCTCGTGCGTCTCGTTCATCTGCGACTTGAGATCGGCGAGAGACTGCGCGCTCTGCTGGTTCTGCTGCTGCAGCTGCTGCACCTTGTCTTGATACTCGGCCACGCAGGCGTTCCGCGTTTCGGCACGCACTTCCGGAAAGCGCTTGATATAGGCTGCGCGCTCGTTGTTCCAGTTCGTTCGCTCGATCGACATGCCCCACTGGCCTATGAAGAAGCCGACCGCGGCAACGCCGAAGAGTCCGACGATGATGCAGAAGCCGACCACCCACCACCGCCAATCACGAACTCGCGACATCTGCACCCCTCCTCTTGCCGACCGTCGCCTCAAGGCGCTCGATCCGCGTTTTCAGTTCCGAGACTTCCGCCTCTGCGCGCTGCGCGCGGCGGTTTGCCTCATCGGCTCTCTGCTCGGCAGATCGCATCAACTCTTCTGCCCGGTCCGCACGTTGGACGGCCAGCAGCTCGCGCGCTTCAGCCCGGCCCGCGCGCTCCTCGGCGAGAGTCGCGAGCCGCTCGAAGCGTGCGATCGCCTCCACCTGGCCGGCAGAATCGGCGGCGGTGATCCGCGCCTCGCCTTCGCTTTCGGCTTGCCGGCGCCTGTCAATCTGCCGCCACATTCGGCCGCCGACCCAGAACGTTCCAACGCTGCCGAGTGCCGTGAAGATCGACTTCACGCCTTCATTCCAGAATTCCGACATCTGTGTGCCCTCGTACATGTGCCGGTCATCCGGGCATAAAAAAAGCCGCCCGAAGGCGGCTTGTATATCGTGCGAACTGCTTGCTAATTCACCTGACGGGATCGTCTGGAAGATTCGTAAAGAAAAAGTCGGGCGCCATGTCTCCGATCTGTCGCAAGCCCATATCGCGCAGGAGGTCGAACACTGGGTCCGAGCTTGCCCGGTATAGCTCGATCTGCAAGATGATGTGATTGCTTTCGATGAGCTTGCGCATACCGAGCAACGCCTTGTCCTCGTGACCTTCGACGTCCATCTTGATGGCGATGTGCGCGCCCCGAAACGTAAAGACGTCATCGACCGCGAACGACTTCACTGGGCGCGCGGTCGCGTCGCGCTCGTCGGGGGAGACGATGCGCGTCGCGCCGCGATTCTTGTCGGCGTGCGAATGACTGCTTTGCATCATCAGCACGCCGGGCGCGTCGCTGATCGCGCCATGATGCGCGGTCACAACGTCATCGAGCTTGTTCAGAAAGATGTTCGCCTGCAATTGTGCGAAGTTGTATCGGTCCGCGTCCACAGCATGAATCACCGGGAAGATTCCGGTGCTGTGCATCATGCACGTGTAGTAGCCCCAATACGAGCCGAGGTCGAGAAACACGGCGTCAGGCTTGCCGCGGAACGCTTCGGCCAGGCGCATAAGATGGCGCACCGTCGCGCCTTCCCATTCGCCCGTGTGGATGACCATGTGATCGACAATCGACGAGTCATCGAGCAGCAGGCGAAAGCCGCTTATCTCGTGGATGTCGATCTCGCGCTTCGGTGCAGGCACCTCGACGACAACGGGCGCGGGCGGCGTCACCACGTCCGCAAGGTGATCGATGGACCGCTCAATTGATGCGAGCCCGTCGCGGATGTTAGACAGGCGGCGAATATCGTCGCCAATCCCGATCAGTGTCGCGTAAGCCCGGACTACCTGCTTAAACGGCGAGTATCGCGCCAGTATCATGTTCCCCTCGGTTTCAATGTGGCGGGTTTGCGGCCGCGCACATTGTACCGGAGGGAATATTTAGGCCGGAGCTGTCGGCCAAACCGGGTCAGCGAGGGTTAGATCGACCTTCGAGAGCGCCACGCGGTAGACCTTCCACGCCTTCAGCGCCGCGACGTCCGCGGGATCGACCGTGTCAACGATGTCGGGGTCAGTGGCGTCGGTGAGCACCGCGATCTCCGACGTTGCGACCGCCGTCAGGTTGTTTTTCCGGCCGGTGTTGAACGCGAGGATTTCATCGGGCGTGCGGATCGGCGTTTGTGAGGCAGGGGCCGTGAAATTCGTGCCGTCGAATAGATAGCCGATCCCAGCCGGCGATCCCTGCGGTATCTCGACGACCGTCGAACCATCCGGCGGCGCCCATCCGGATGCAGGGACGCCGGGCACGGCCGGCGTTACCTCGTTGCCGTCCGCATCGAGCACGGCCGGAACTTCGGCGACGGCCGCGACATAGGGAGCTCCGTCCCACAAAACGACATTGACGACGGTTCCATTCTCGACGACTGCAAATGTTTTATCGGTCATTTATTGATACTCGTAAATGATGATCAGACCCGGCGCACCGGCGCCGCCCGCGCCAAACGCGCCGTTATTCACGCCGCATGCGCCGCTGCCGCCGCTGCCCCGCCCGACGCCGGCCGAACCGCTGAGAACGCCTGTTCCGTTCAGATTGTTTTGAATCCCGCCGCCGCCCCACGGCGTGCCGCCGCCCTTGCCGGCGATGCAGGCCACGGTCGAGATCGAGTAACCGGGCGTACCGGGTTCGCCCGCGACACCAAGCGACGCGGACGCGGATTGTCCGCCCGCGCCCGCTGCACCGCTCGTCGACACGGTCGTGATCGTGTTGCCTGCGCCACCGCCGGAGCCGCCTGTGACATTCGCTAAGCCGCCGAGGTATGTCGTGCCGCCTGCGTTGCCGTTGTTCGAGCCGACACCGCCCGCTCCACCAAGGCCGATCGTGATCGTCTGCGGCGTCGGGTTGTATCCGTAATAAATCGCCCGTGCACCTGCTCCGCCGCCGCCGCCCGCCGCCGTCGAGCCAGCGCCACCGCCGCCAGCACCGCCGCCGCCGCCGCCGCCGCCGATCAGTTCGACGTAGATGTATTTCGTGCCCGTCGTCGGCGTATAGGTGCCAGACGACGTGAAAATCTGGATGTTATTGAGCCGCCCGTACTGCCCCGCGGTCAACTGCGCATAATTGACGGCCTGGTTGCTCACCGTGCCGTTCGCCACGTTGAACGGTTGCGCCGGGTCGCCATTCAGCGAAGCCGCCGCTTTTTTCAGGTTGGCGAGAAGCGTCGCGGTCGTACCATCATCGACCGAATTCACGCCGGTCCGATCAGCAATGAACTGGGCCAAGACAGCCGCCATGATGCTCGACTGCCGCCACGTCTTGTTCAGCGCGTTCGATTGGGCCACGCCTGCCGTGTACCCGTTTGCAATGGCAGTCAGTGCGGCATAGGCCGACTGAGACAGCACGTTTGCGCCGGCCGCCGTAGCGAACGGAAGGAAATCATTCGTTGCCATTGATGCTCCGAGATGGAGTTATGCTGAAACGCCCCAAGCTCCGGTATCGAAGCCAGAGATGAGACTGTTCTGAACGTCAAAGCCGAACAGCGGGCCGCCCGAAACCGACGTCACGTAATAGCCGTTGATGTGAACGGCCTCCGGCTTCAGGGGGATATACCCGCCACGCAGAAGCGCGAGAAATAGCGTGCTCGGCACCGCTCCGGCGATGCCATACGTGATGGACATATCACCGTTGTCTTGGATGAAGACGTAGGTCGCGTCGGGGCTCGGCTGCACTGCCTGCGTGGCGACCGGGACAAGCGATGACGTCGCGGAGTCGAACGTAACGACCGGCGTGCCGTCTGAAAGCTCAACGCTGAACCCGGTGACCTGAATCGCAGCGGGTCCGAAGATCAGTGAGAGGATTTCCGCCGAGCCTGCTAGGGTCCCGTCCCAACTGTTAGCGCCGATCTTCGCTCTTATGAGCAGCCGATATGTCTCATCGTCCAGCGAGGTGACGCCGGTCGCAGGATCAAACGGCCCTTGCCATACGCCCTGATCGAAACCGAGATTGGCGGTGTCCAGAGAGAAGTAGACGCCAGCCAGCGGCGTGTTCAGATTCCGCGTGATGCCGACCCACTGGCCGACGGCATCGAGCTGGACGCCAATAGCTTCGTCCAAGTCGAACGCAAAGGGAATCTGCAGGACTGCGTTCTGAAGGTCTGCAAAGCACTGCGCAATCGCGGACAGCGTGGCGACAAAGCGCGGCTTGTCCGCGTGCTCACTTGTAATGAGCCCGGTGTAGTCGCTGACTTGCGCCATATCAAGAGACCGTAAGAGTTACGCTCGCGGGCGTCGCCGTTGCCGACTGGTTGAAGGCAAGAGCGACGTCTGGCGTTCCGACACCGCTCGGCCCCGTCAATGTGAGCGACGTGATCTTGAACGTGTTGCCGCCGCTGACATTCTTCGCGGCCGCGATGCACGAGTCCCACTCGACCGCGCCCGCCGAGCCGCCGCCGATCGCCACCGAGTTGATGTAATCGGAGATTGCTTGCTGGACCGCCGCGCCCGTCACCGACGAGTAACCGGACAGCGCCTTCATCGCGACCGCGACCGTGACCGCCTGCGGCGTCGGCCTGAAGAAGTTGATCGGATGCGGGATGCCGTAGACGTCGGTCACCGTCACCGTCGTCGTGCCGAACGTGCCGCCGCCCGGCGTCTTTTTCGATGCGATGGCGTTGGCGATAGCAACAGCGTCGCCGCCCTCGACCACGAATGAAACCGTGTGCGCGGGGATGCCGTTCGAATCAGTGGCGTTCGTGTCGTTCTCATACGCCGCTGCGCGCGTAACGCCTATCACGCCCTCCACTGCGCCGACCATGCCGTCAAGCACGGTGAGCGAAGGGAGCGCCGTCGACGACGTCTGGCGAATGCGCAGATCCGCGTCGGTCTCGACGGGGTTGCCTTGGGCCGCCGCGCTCGCGTTCGTCACGGTCTGCCATCCGCGCGTAGGCGTCGAGATCGTCGTGACCGTGCCGGCCGCCGCGCTGATTGCGCCGGGCTGCTCGCACGTCGCCGTGACGGTGACTTGACCGCCGGCGGGGATCGTCACCGAAGCGGGCAGATCCCACTTCACCTGATTCGTGTCCTGCACCACGCCGTTGGTTATCGTCGTGCCCGCCACGCCGACCAGCGTCACGTCAACGGTCGAGGAACTGGCGACCGCGCGCGCGATGCCGTTGATCTTCACCACGCTGGACAGGTTCGCGCCCTGCGCCGTCGCCGGCGAGAATGCGTTGTAGCACGCGACCGCGCTATTGTTGCAGTCGTTGATTGCCGCGGCGATGATCGCGACGAACTGCCCGTCTTGGCTATCTGCCGTCAGCACCACGTCCGAGCCGTAGATGCTCTGAAAGGATGCGATCAGGCTCTGGTACACATCATTAAACGAGGGAATGGAAATCCCCGCGCTCGTGATCGTCGGGCCGAGCGTTGCAAGGGGGTAAGTCGCCATCAGAATGCCGCCGTAATGGTGGTTTGGCCGTAGACCGTATCGATGATTGCGGCCACTGTGAAAGCTCGCGTCACCGGATCAACCGTGCTCGCATAATCCGCAATCCCCGTGACACCTTGCGTCTCCAATATGCGCTCTTGGATAGCGAGGTCGCGAGAGCCCGACGTTCCCATCCCTAGAATTTTCGTCATGTAGGGCGTGCCATCGGTCTTGTCCAGAAACCATTCTCCAGTTGACAGCTTCAATCGAGTCAACACGAGCTGAGCTACTGCATCAGGCGAGTCCACAAGGAAATTCGCCGAGCCCTGCCCAAACGAGTAGTCGCCGTTTTCGTCGAGTGTTCGGTATCGCATCGTCAGTTTGGAGGGTTGGTATTGCTGCCCGCGCCGTTTTCATGGTGCGTGTGCGTGCTGACGCTCTTGCCAGCCGCGGTGACGTCATTGACGACCGTGATCGGACCTTGAAGCGTTGCCGGGTACTTCGTTGAGCCGGTGCCCTGTGCTAGTTGACCGTTCAGCGTGATCGTGGGCGCATCCACTTCGAAGCCGCCGGGCGCGACCACCTTGACGGCCTTCGATGAGGGGTTGAGTTCGATGTAGGTGCTGCCGTCATTGCTGCGAAGCTGCACTGCGCTCGTGCTGACGCCGCCGATCTTTGTCGCCTGCGAGAACGGTCCGAGAATTGCGAACCCATCCGACAGGTCATGCATGCGAAGCTCGGCCTGAACCTGAACGCCACCCGACTGCCACCAAGCATCAATGCAGCGCGACGAGAACACGATCAGAGCCTCGTCACCCTTCGCGATAGGAAAAGTGAGCGTGCACCCGCCGCCGCGCGGGAAAACAACAGGGCAGTCCACCAGCAGCGGAAGCGCTACCCACGAAGTGCTACCATCCTGCGCACGTACCTGCGCCTGAATCGCCGGCTGCGCCGTGCAAGTCAGCGCGTTGGCATCGAAGCTTTCTATGACCGCGGGAATCGCGGTCCATAGCCCAGCCTGATGGCCGCCGAGCGCCGCGCGCAGAGCATCTTCGGTGCTGGCTGTTCGTTCGGTTTGAAGCATAGGAACCTAAGAATGAAAATAACAGCACTGCTTTTCGTCATTCCGATCACGGCTGCTGCGGCACAGACGGATATGCCGGAGATCACTATTCCTCCCGCGACCGTTGCACAGCGGGCCGCCGGTGCGCAGACTCCTGCGACCGCACGCGGATTAGATCTCGTTGAAGGCGCGATCGTGTGCAGCTCGTATGACCTTACAGAGTTCCTATACGGGCAAATCAACTCAGCACGCCACGCCCGGCAGAGACTCACGCCTGATCTGAGGCGGCAGGCTTCACTCATCAATGGCTACGACTACGGGACAGAGCCTCGCCCATCTGACTACGGGTGCGTCATGATCCAAGCCGGCACGAGATTGTCCGTTGAGAAAGGGAACTTGGTGCCCGTCGTTTCAGGTCGTCTTCCGGACGGCCGGAAATTCATGGGCGTAACCCTGCCGATGATGGTGGATCGATACTAGCCTGCTGCCTTCACCGAACCGTTTTCGGATGCCGTTGTATCCACAGCCAAGCACGTCAGATCGCAATACCACTCTTGCCCTCGTGTGTCGCCCATGAACTCAGCAACGAGTACGCGATAGAATCCGGCAGCCGTGGTCTGAGCTGCGGATGACAGCCCCGTGTATGAAAGCCCTTGCTGCTTTACGGTGAGGGTATTGATGTCTGCTTGAGCTATCTGCACGAGGCATCCGATGCGCACTAGTGGATTCAGCAGAATGCGCGCGTGCACTCCGTCAGACGTCGCTTCGGGAACGCCGATCAGGCCGGTAGTCGATGACAGCACCACGGCTTCGCCTGGACGATAACCCGTGACCGGCACAACCACTGCCTGACCGTTTTGTATGCTCCACCGGAAGCCATTCTTTTGCGCCCAATCAGCGGCGTAGTCGCGCGCCATTCCGAAAAGAACCTTGCCGCGCGCCAGAGCTTGCGCCGGAACACCACCCACTAGGCCATTAACGTCCGTCGCGTAGGGCAGCTTCTGGGCATTGTCATTCTGCTTCGTGATCGAATCGAGTATCTGTTTCGGCGTGCTTCCTGCGGCTAGTGTCTGATTGACTACTCCGAAGTTGTAAAACTGATCGCCGTCTGCAGCCCAGATGTCGAGAAACGAATCGACATTTCGCTCTTTCCCGCGGACGAACTGCTTTATGGTGCCTTGGAAAATGATGCCGAAGTTGCCATTCTCGTAGCCTGCCTGAAGCGTAATCGTCGTGAACTCGCCCTGGATTGCCTTTACCGTCGTCGGCGCAAGATTGTAGATGCGCACGTACAGCGTGTTCGGAGCCTGCGTATCCGCCTGCCTCACCTCGAACTTGAAGCGAAGCTGCGATAGGTCCAGCCCGTTCGAGCCCGTCGAAACAATCAGAGTTGCCTTCCGGCCGAACTGGTCGCTCATGACGTGATGAAATAAAGGTGACTAGTCGTGCCCAGATTATCGAACGTCGGGACAGCATTCGAATCGTTGTCTGTTTGCACGACAAGCTTCCCCGTGAAGCCAAGGTAAGCATATTGCGCCAACAGATCGACGCCAGTCACCAGCGGGATGCTTCCGACCATGAGGTCGCCAGTGGCATCCGCGATGTCCAGCATCCATGCGCTCGCCGGTACGTTCCAGCGTAACGTCATCTTGTAGGTGATGCCTCCTAACGCGATGCTGAACGCCTGCGGTTTTGGCGACAGAGGGATCTCATATGATGTCATGGTAGTGCCGTCACGTTTATGTTCGGCGCGGGCACAGGATAAGCGGTTGCACCTTCTTCCGGCGATGCAGTTCTAGCTGGGTCCGACATGTTGCTTGGGTCTGGAACCGTGACCGTCTGCGTCTGAACCATCAAAATCTGCCGCATGACGATTCGCACTAACATAGCGTTCTCATTTCGCTTGTCCGTGGTTGTGGACAAGGATTTGATAAGCATGTTCTTATACGGCCGTTTCCCGGTGTACACCGTGAAAAGGGTCCGCGCTTGATACGCAGCAAGAAGATTGTCGTATGCCTGCTGTACTGGCGAGACGCCTCCGCTTAAGAGCGTCAGCACACCGCTTGCAAACTCCGCAGCACCTATCAGCGCGCGGGCCGCGCTACTTTCCGCCGTCGCGAAACCTGCAACAGCCCCAATCACGCTTGTTTCATTGGAGCTGTTCGTCCAGCCAGCCGTGATGATCAGCTCGGCAGGCCTGACGAACGCGTGGTCAGAGATCGTAGTCCCCTGTTCGACAGGGTGCTCGGTTATTTCCATCTCGTCCTGATGGACTTCTTCGATGGTGGCGTGAGCGACAATCGAAGACCCCCCATCCTGAGCAACAAACCGCCGGTCAGGCTTGATGGCCAGCATCTGGACGCCGAGCAGCGCACCGGCTTCGACAAAGCCAAGATTGCTCACGCGAATGCTCCTGTCATGTTGCGCACAAGATCGGCATTGACCCGTGTTTGCTCACTGGCGACGGCCCGGCCCGTCCCGGATGGATCAGGAGAGCCGTGAACATGCACGTCCGTCTTCTGGCTTACCGTTACGGACTTCGAGGTCGCCGGAACAGCGTTCACACCAAGCTTGCCAAAAGACGAGCCGTTTTCGTGCTTGAAGATCGCATTTGCGACCTCAGACAGCTGGTCGACATTCAAATGTGCATCCGGTGAGACGCCCAACTGTTTTGCGACCGAGTCGATATACGCCTTCGTATTGTTTTCTTTGGAAGGAGCCCATTTGCTGATGATCGACTGAACGGTGTCAATTCCCTTTGCGGCGTACGACTGCAATAGTGCAACAGCCGCCCGAATTCCGTCTTCCATGTTGCGGAAGACCGCGAAGCGTCCGTCAGTACCGGTGGCCCCCATGCTGCGGGTGAACTGGCCGTACTCGATGTTTCCGGGGTTGTTGTTGCGGATGCCGCGCGGCGCGCGTTTCGTCGGAGACGGCTCTTCGACGATGGACCCGTCGGGAACGAACCCGCCGTTATTTGCCGCGCTGCTACGATTAATCGGGCCGTTCCAGTCGATCGCGGTGGGGTCCACTCCTGCCGCGAGAGCTTGCCGCCGCGCGATGTCGGCATCCTCGCCTTCGTTCAAATTGCCGCTGTGGAACAACAAAGCAATAGGACCGAGGACACGAGCAAGCGTCGCGAGACCAGCGCCAGAAGCGGCAGCACCGAGCTTCAATATCGCAGCAGCGAGACCGAGAACGCTGGTAATCAACGGAGTCAGCGCGATCGCTGCCATGCCGATCAATATTCCTTTGATGCCCCCGAGCGCTTCGAAGACGCTATGTAGATCGTCGCCGACCTTTGACCAGTTGACGCTCTGGATCCAGTTCGCAAGGCTTTTAACTGCATCCGAAATGCCTTGAGCGATCTCGCCAGCGTGTGTTTCAGTCCACCGTTCAAACTGGTCTATGAGGGGCGTCAGTACGGGCGCAAGACGCGACTGAATGACAATCCACAGATCGTTGACCGTATCCTTTACTTGGCGGATCGCATTGTCAAAATCACGACCGGCAACGGCTGCTTGTTCTGGATCAATGCCAAAGGCAGCAAGTTTCTTCCGATAGCGTTCTTGCTCGGCCTCAAGCTTGGGGAGGCCGTCTTCAAGCATCAGCAGCGTATCGGGATCGATACCGAACAGCGCGGCGTATTGCGCTGCGATGTACGGCTTCATCTGCTTGAGCTTGCCGATGAAGCTCTCGAACTGCTCAAGCGGGCTGTTTCCCGTAACGCCCAACTGAGCCAGCAGCCCGTTCATGCCAGGGTTGAGGCGAAGCGTGCGCGTGAACCCTTCCAGCGACGCTTGCGCCTGGTCTGCCGTTAGGCCAATCTGGCCGGCGGCATACCTCAACGACATGATGTTGCCGACCGTCTCGCCCGTGCGTTGCGACGCGTAATACAGCCGCTCCATCTCTCCCGAGATGATTTTCACACCGGCAACGACAGCCGTCGCTGTAGCGGCGACTATCGTGCCCAATTCCATCACTTTCTTAGTGACGGACTCGAGCGATAGCGTGAATTTCCTAAGGCTTGTCTCGTCGGTTTTGTACCCGATTGAGACTAGGAAACTCCTGATGACTTCATCGTTCATCGCTTCGTCTATCCATGTATGCCCGCACGCGCGCCTGATTCTCGTCGCGGACCGAGATGATGTCGTTCATCTCAGCTATATCTGCGAGGTCCAACGTGCCGTCTATAAGTGACTCGTACTTGCAGAAGTGCTCAGTCATTGGCCGATACAGCCAGTCAGTCTCGTCCGGCATGGAAACAAAGTCGACCCCGCTCAGGCCGCCGCGGTCGAAGTCGACGGCCCTGCGGGAAAAAAACTGCCGAGGTTTTGCTGGATTACTGCCACGGTCAATTGAAGAAGCGCCGGGAGATCGATGTCGTCAAACATCAGGCTCCCGTCTCGTGCCGTGACGCTCTGCCACGCATCGCCCTGCCTGCGCTGAACAACGAGAAGGCACGTATCGATGACGTAATCCGTATCCTTGTCGGACATCTTCGACAAAGCATCGGCGATCGGGCTGATGAGTTCAGTGAACCCCGCAGCGTCACCCTTGATGGCACCGCCGAGACCGGCAAGCAGCGGCGCCAAGCGTCGCGCGACGTGGAACTGTTTCTTAGCGTCCATGCGGCCGCACCGGTAGTTCACACCCTTGATTTCGATTTCCGTCATTCTCAGTACCTTCCGAGAACAGAGTCGATTCTCAGGGCATCGAATACCCATTCGACGACGTCGCCATCCTTCTTGTAATTCAGATCGGGGATTTTTTTGAAGGCACAAGCTTGGGCCGTGGTCACGTCAGCCGCGGAGGACTGAACTACCGTGATCACGTTTTGCCCCCAGAGCGCGGAACTCATCTGCTGCGCCGTCGCTAGCGCCATCAGCTTCTGATTGATCGGCGCGGTCTTCAGGTAGCGCAGCGTGATGGTGCCGGACTTGTCGGCGTGCAGGCTGTGCATGCCTTCGCCGTCTGCGCCGATCGTCATCGTGTTCTTGTCGCCCGCGCGCTGGATCGTGATGCCTTCCTCGGCGTTCGCTTGACCGTAGCCCAGCTGAAACGAGCCGCCCGGCCCCGTGATGGACGCCTGCACGTCCATAAAACTGTATGCAGCCATTCAGGGCTCCGATTAACGATTGACGTTGATGATGACGTTGGCCGAATGCACGGCGCCCGCCAGCTTGATCGCGCATTGGTTCGTGACCGCCTTGCGCGCCTCGCGATCCGCTTGCGCCTGGCTCGACACCGGCGGCGTATAGACGTAGTAGCCCTTGTCCAGCGTGTCGCCCTGCGTCAGCGCGCCGAAGCCCGCCGAGTTCCACACGCCGGGAGCGATCAGGCCATTGGTCACACCCTGCGCGAGCCGCGCGCTGATGGTCGTGGCGATCAGGTTCGCGCCCGCATCGGTTTGCGGCACCTTCGTCGGGCTGGTGTAGAGCAGGTTGTAGACCGCCGTCTGCACGTCGTTTTGCAGATAGTCCAGACCGTGCACCTCGTCGAAGAACGAGCCGTCCGTCATCTGGCCTTCCTGAATGATGGCCGTCGAGTTGTTGTAGTTCACGAAGACGTTGCACTTCTTCGCCTTCAGCGTGGCCGCCTGCGTCTCGGTGAGCGTTTCCGCCGTGATGCCGGGCTCCTGCTTGAACTTCAGCGTGATGGTCGTGCGGTTGCCGGTGAAATCCACCGTGAACGCGCGGCCGTACATCGACGTGACCGCGTAGGGGCTGGACGTCGAGTATTGCGTGAAGGTGCGGCGATACTTGGCCGCCGACAGCACGTAGGCGAGATCGGTCGTCGACGTCGGGTCGAGCGTGGCCGATGCCTGCGTCGTGATGCCGAAGATGCGCGACGGGCTGGCCGCTTCGATGAACGCGGCGACCGCGATCTGGTCCGCATCGGCAAGACCGATTGCTGCAATGGCGAGGCCGTACCAGTCGGTCGAGATGTTCGCCATCTGCGTGACAGCGGACAGCAGCGTCTCGGCCGGGATGCCGGGAACCGGAGCGGATGCGCCCGAAGCAGCGGTCAGGCCGAGCAGCGTCGAGACGTCGGTGCCGGTGCCGGCCGACGCATAGCTGACGGTGGACGTCGCGCCGGTCGTCTTGCTGACGATGTCGAAGCGCTGGTTATTCGCGCCCCAGATCACGTTCGCCGTCGACAGCGCACTCGCGATGATCGCAGCCACTGCGTTCAGGTTCGCCGCGCCCGAGAAGTTCAGGCCGGTAACGTTCTTAACCGTGCCGTCGATCGTGATGTTGAAGCCGCCGTTCGTGATCGCCTGGAAGTTCGCGATCGCCTGTTGCGACGTCGAGAGGCGCGCGCCGTGCAGCACGCCGGACGATGCCGTCTGCGCCCACCGGCCGAGATAGAGCAGTGCCGGCTGCGGCGACTGCGAGAAGAAGTTCACCGCCGCCAGATACTCTGGCGCGGTCGTGCCGAAATCGTTCGCCACTGCCGAGAGCGTCGTGTACGAACGGATGCGCTCGTTCGTGTCGATGACCGACGACGAACCGAGCACCAGCAGCGCGCCGAAGTTCCGGACAGCGGCCGCGGTCGGCGTCATGACGATCGACACGTTGACGACGTCGCTAACGGAAAGTCCTTGGGACATGAATATTTCTCCGCGATCCGGTTAAGGGTTGTCGCTGTGATAGTCGACATCAGCCGACAAGAGGTTCAAAACTGCATACGTGCGCGTGACCTTGCGCCGGAAGTGCAGCGTCAGGTCGTAACGGCGAATCCACTGCTCATTGACCATGTCCGGAGCCGCGCGCACGTCGCTCGTGCCGGTGAATGCCATGTCGAGCGCTTTGATCTGCTCGTTGTTCTGAGCGACGTACAGCCCGTCGACGAGTTGATGCGCGAAGCCCTTGGCGTTCGGTCCGTAGAACGAACACAGGACTTCGATGTCCTCGTGCCGAAGCATTACGTCGCGCCCGTTCAAGTTGACCGCATCGGCGGCCGATCCGTCGGCGGTCGTCACCGGGCTGCCGTCGCTCGCCACGACGTCCTGAAAATACGACGACTGGTGCATGATCGCCGGGCCCGCATCCATCGTTTGACTGGACACGCTCAGCGCGCACCAGTTGACGTTCGCTTCCGGCTGCTTGGGCACCACCGGCTGCCAGCGCGGCCGCACGAGCGATCCGGGAATGCCGGTGATGCCCGCGACCATCGTCTGGAAGATGGCATCAAGCGCCGCGTCTTCTGGAGGCGGTTGCGCGTCTACCGGCGCTAGATAGCCGCCAGTCGAAGAATCGTTCGCCATGTGGATCAGCCCGAGAGAGGCAAGAGGTCGCAACTTGCGCAGACGAAGCCCGCGCCATACCGCGAATAATCGTTGATGCTCGTCACAATGTACTCGTCGCCGTTCCAGACTACGTGATCCGAGTCAACACCATTCGGGCCGCCGCTGGTTAGGCGAAACACCGTATGGATGAGGATCGAACCAGAGACATGGGAGCCGGCAGCGAGCCGCGCGAGCTCCTTGCTGCGGTCAGCCGTTACGACACCGACAAACGGGACAGACTGCGTCGCGTTCGTCGCGATGCCATCGCTTCCTACGGTCTGCGTCTGCCGAATGCAGACGAGCGAATCCGCGAAGTCCGGATCGAACAGGACGTCGCTGACATCGAGTAGGGGCATGGCTATTTCTTACGAATGACGTACGTGATCGAGTTGCGGAGCTGCCCGGTGTCGACGAGCGTATTCGTGCGCGTGACGCCGCGCGCCGCGCGCGCCGCGAGGGTGCGCTCGGATAGCTTCGGCTGGATGTTGCTGTTGATCTTCGCGCGCGCGGAGTTTTGACCCATCATGCCGGCCGCGTGCAACTGCCGCTCAGCCTGCGAGAGATCGCCCGACAGCGCGCGCTGTGCGGCCACCTTCAGCCGATCAGCCGCCGGCTTCTGAATGTCGCGCACGCCAGGAATGAGGAACGGCCGCGCCGGGATGTTATTCGCCGGTGAGCCGAATTCCTGCACGTACCCGATCAGCGCATTGGTCGCGGGGTCTCCCGACTGCCGCTCGGTGCTACTGTCCGGCACGCCGATCAGCACATCCTTCGCGCCAAGCTCGTTGATGGCCTTGATGACGTCGGCCATCCGGTCCGCAGTGATCTTGACGGGCATGGCTCAAAGCTGAACGCCGCCGGCCCCGAACATGCGAGCCAGGCTGAGGTAACGAATGCCGTACCCGGTCATGTTGAAGAACGCCTCGCCTTCGTACATCGTGGCCGAGGTGTTATAGCTCACGCTGACTTTATCGACGCTCTTCGATGAAACCGGGCCCGAGATACCGCCTCCAGCACCGCCGGCCGCCGCCACCGTTTCATCGCGCGAGGCGATGGTCAGATGGTGCGCGGTCAAAAGCTCGATGCCGATGTCCGTCAGTTCTTCCCAGCGCGCGCTATTGACGAGCGAAGTCGAGACCGTCAGCCAAAGATTGACCATCGATTCGGAATACTTCGTCGTGTTGGCGAACTCCGGGAAGTCTGCGCGGAACTGATCGGGTGTCATTAGCCTTTCGTCGGTGCGCGGACAGTTTCGCCCGCTTTGGTGGCGGCTTCTGCTTGCTTCTGCACATCGGCAGCAGCGGCTTCATCGATGCGGTTCGCCTGGTCATCGTCGGCTAGTGCATCGTCGAGATGCGCCTTCGTGAACCAGTGTTCCGCGTCTTCCTTGGCGATCGTATCACCGGCCGCGTAATCGACGGTCGAGCCGTCGTCACGCGTGAGGCGGAACGACTTCTTCGCAATTACCTTCGCCATGACTGCCTCCTTAGATGCCGTCGCGGTAAGCGATCAGCTCGGGATACACCACTTCCACGGCGCCGAGGCGGCCGTAGTAAGAGACGTACTGATGGATGCCGCGGAACTGCAGAGGCGTGCGCTGCAGCGGCACGAGCGGGAAGCGAACCTTGTCGCGCTGCTTCGTGTACGCCACCATGCGGCGCGTGCCGCCGACGCCAGCCGTCTCCAGCCACTTCACCGGCAGGATTTCGAGCGGCGTGCCGTTGTTCGCCATCGCGATCGAGTTGGCCTTCAGGAACTCGAGGATGCTGACGTTGCCGGCCGTGCTGACCTTCGTCGACACGAGGTTCGCGAATGCGGTCGGCGGAACGAGCAGGCGCGTCGGCACGTAAGCATAGCCGGATGCGGCCCATGCGCCGGTCAGCGTCGAGTTGACGTCGCCCAGAATTTCGTCGGGCGTCTTGCTGGCCCACAGCGGCGAACCGCTGGCACCATTCGGCACGTTCGTCGGCGTGACGAGCGGCGAATTGAGCAGACCATACTGACCGAGGCCAGCGTCGCCCATGTAGACCTGTTCGTCGACGTCGAAGTTGTACTTCCAGTTCATCGCCGTGACTTTGTCGGTGTCGATCGGGCGGCCGACTTGCATCGACGACGCCAGTTCGAACATCGACCAGCCGAGCTCCATACCCCACGGGGTAACGGGCGTCGGGATCTTGGCGTTGTCCACGCCTACGCCCGTGAGCGCGGTCGTGGTCTTGCCGATCCACGACTTCTTCGAGACGGCGGTGCCGTCCGGAGCCGCGAATTCGGTGCGCGTGAACGACGAGAAGTCGTCGGCGAGCGTGATGTCTTCACGCAGGTCGATGTCGCGCGACCACGTGAACGAGGCGAGCGGCGCGTGCAGCGTCGGGTCGAGACGTTCGAGTTCGCCGACGAGGAATGCGCCGGCGCTGTCGACGGTCGCAGTGTCGAAGGTCTGCATCGCGCTGTCCATCGTGCGCGCGCGGATGATCGCCGGGGCGCCAGCGATGGCCATGGCCGCTGCAGTCACCAGGCGCGAGGGATGAAGTTTGCTCATTGCTGATTGCCCCTTAGATGTTGTAGGCGATTTCGACGTTGCCGGATGCGTCCGGCGCGCTCATGAACTGAGCATTCGCGACGATCACGGTATTGGTGCCATCTGCTGCGGCTTCGATGCCGCCGATGACCTTGGCGCCCGACGGGGCAGCTACGCGCGCGTAGACCGGACCACCGAAGGCAGCCGTGCCAGCGTTGACCTTCACCGACATATAGCCGCGGCGAAGGATGTCGCCCGTGCCGGACGTCGGCGGGGTCGTCGAGCCGATGACCGGCGCAATGTTCTGGCCTTGGAACGGGAACGGGCGCACGAGGAAGCCATACACCACGGTCGCGGCGTCGCCTGCGGCCAGCGGCTGAATCTTGCCGTTGACCATCTTGACGGGGATGCCGAACGCCGTCGGGGGCGTCGTGCTGTCGATGATCTGCGCTTCCGTGTCGCTCGGGTCAACGCGGGTGATCATGCCTGCGAAGCCGCTGGGCAGGCGATAGAGGTATGCGGTCATGTCCTAAAGGCTCCTTATTTGGAGTGGACCGCGCCGGCCCACATATTGTTTGCAGCTTCCTGCATTTTGCGAATGGAATCGGTGACGCTCGTCTTGCCCATAATGGGCTTGAGGTCAACGGTCGTACCTTTGCCGCCGCTCGCGTTGTTGCGCGCGCGCATGGCCTCGGCCGCGCTCGTGAAGATTGCGTTCACGGCCACCGGAGGCATCTTCTCGAAGTCCACGGTGCTGGCACCGACGAACGGCTTGAGCACTGCCTTGCCGTCGTCCGTTTTGTGCGCAGCGGCGAGCGCGCGGCGCTGGCAGCCACACAGGTGAGCAGCGGTGTCTTTCGCGCTGGCCTTGGCCGCGTCGAGCGTCGGCAGGCGAACGCCAGGAGCGAGGATTTCGGCACGTGCGGGGATGAGCGCCGCGCTGTCGCCGGTATAGAGAAGGACGTCTTCTTCGGAGATGACGCCGTTCTTCGCCGCTTCGGCAGCCGCCGCGACTTCGTCGTCCGTCTTCTTCTTTTCCTTCTCTTCCTCGGACTCTTCGTCGTCGGCCTTCGCCTTCTTCAGTTCCTGCAGTTCCTCATCCATCGTGGTGAGCTTTTGCAGGATCAGCGCCAGCGCGTCGCCGGTCTTCGCCTTTTCCTTCTCGTCGGCTTCTTCCTTTTCCTTCTTCAGCCGCGCTTCCTTCTCGGCTTCAGTCTCGGTTTCGGCTTCCGCGTCTTTCACGAGAGCCTTGAGGCTATCGAGCCAGCTTTGCTTCTTTGCAAGGTTCGGCATAACCGTATCCTCATCTCCAATTTCGCAGCGCGGACCGCATCGGCCGCGGGGAACCAGCGCCACATGGTTGACTAAAATTCCGCGCTGAACCCCGCGGCCGGGTGAAACCTGTTGATAGTCGGCGTCATAGCCGAGCGAAACCTGTTCGACGCCATCCTTGAGGACCGCGTCTATGCCTTCCTGCGTCGTGATCATCAGATCGGCGAGCATCAGGTCGGCATCGAGCCCGTCGCCGCGCCGCACGTTCACCATCATTCCGGCGGACAGCGTCTTGAAATTGGCGGGCGTAACGAACTGCGACGGGTGATTGACCGTGACCGGCTTGCCTTCGCAGCTCGCCAGCGTGTCCGGGTGAAACACCTCGGTCGCGTCGCGCGTGATGTGAATCAAACCGTCGGGACCGGGCTCGATCGGGACTTCGCCGGGCGCGTAGGTCATGTCGCCGGTACGCGCGACGGGGACGTCCTTGCAGACGAGATACCCCTCCGGCGTCATCGAGCGCTTCGGCCCGAGCTGCTGTGTGGCGTAGAACTTCATGTCATGCGTCCGGAATGACCGGCTCGGGATAGCACCGGCAGTTGTATATCTGCCCCGCGTGCGTCACCGTGCCGTCTGATAGCTTCGGAGGCGTGTCCCATCGGACGTACTTGCCTTCCATCTCTTTGTGCGAGTGGCGGACGTCTGAGTCTTTCGACGTGCGCCAGATATAACCGTCGCTGCCGAGGTGCACGGCGCGCGCTTCGGTCAGCTTCGACGCTGTCCGTGCGACTTCCGTGCGCGCGATCAGATTCGCTCGGCCCATGCTCACTTCGCCGGACCGGGCAATTTCCTTCGCGATCTCTTTCGCCCGGGTTCCGTCTTCGATGCCGGCCAGCGTCAGGTCATGCACGCGCTTGGCGGCCTCGAGCGGCAGGCTCTTAATCAGCGTCACCTGTTCGGCCAGCAGCGCCTGCATCAGCGCGCCGGTAGGAGCAGAGCGGATCTCTTCGCGCAGCGCGCGCGACATCTCATTGGCGTGTGCGAACCACGCCTGCTCGTCGCGGGCGTTCACCTCGCCGAGCATCTTCGAGGCGGTCGCCGTCGCCCAAGGGATCAACACCTCGGCGTACTTGGCCAGCAGATCGGTGATCGTCGGGACCGACGCTGGATCACCAGGCGGAAAGCCGTCGATGATCATGCCGACCTGCTGCGCGACCTTGCGCAACTGGCCGGCGTAGGTCAGTTCAACCCGCCGCGTTTTGACCGCCTCCCGGTTCCGGTTGCGCTTGCGCTCCCGGTCCGTTGTTCGTGTCATCAGCATTGGGCATGTCCAAAACAGGCGGCGGATCGTTCTCTGCGTCGGCGATCATCTTGTCGGTGATGTTGCTGAAGATGCCGGTCGCGTGGCTGGAGCCGCGCAGTTCCTTCATGGCCGTGGCGCGGTCGATTGCCTGCAAGTCAAAGGCCTTCCCGACAGCATCCGCGACCTTGTCAGCCACATCGGCTTTCTCGGTGTCCGACATCTGCTCGAGCGAGCGAAACTCGTGCGCCAGATCCTCCGGCGGCTCGCTGCCGAGCTCCGAGCGCCACGTCAGATCAAGGATCACGTCGAACGGACTACGAAGGCGCCGCTCCTGCTGCTGCTTGATGTTGTCGTGGTACATCGCCAGATCGGATTCGCCGGTGGCATTCAAGCCAGCCGGCGACTGCCCGAAGAGGCGAACGAGCGGAATCTGCAGCGCGCCAGACAACTGCTGGCCGAACTGCAGCAGCACGTTGTCCAGTCCCGAGAACGTGAACTGATGCGCGTCAAAATCGTCTTCGGCGTCGATCAGCGTCAGACCTTCGTTCGACTGAAAGCGCCGGATGAAGTCGACGTTACGCAGCAGCGCGCGTTCGGCCGGCCCGCCAGCGGCGAGGATGCCGCGCAAATCCTTGACCTTCAGCGTGCGCAGATGCGCTTTGTAGACGAGCTGTGCAACGCCTTGCGTGGTGCTGTCGAATGCAACGAGCCGGTCGTACAGGCGCTCGATGACCGACTGCCCCCAGCCTTGCTCGCTAAAGCGCTGCTGGTACGGCAGGTCAACGCCATCGATGCGCACGACGCGCGAATAGTGGATGACCTTGCCGTCGAGCGGCGTCTGGCTAGTCATCACCGTGTAATTCAGCGGCTCGCCGAAGTGCGGCCCGAAGTCCGACACCTTCTCGGTCAGCGACGGCTGGCACATCCAGCGGTCGAGGACGTAGATGCCCTTGAACTGGCCTTTGCTCACCGTCTCCGGACGCAGCGGCGTGTCCATCTTCTGGCCGTCGATCAGCAGCACGCCGAGAGCGCCACCATACAGGCGGCCCCACTTGATCGTGTCCGCGATCTTGTCCCAGATGCCGAGCCGCTGGAGTGCCTTGTAGACGCGCTCCTTGTCGTCTGGATCGACGTCGTCACCGGTGATTTCGATCCCGGCGCGCGTCATGTCCTCAGCGACGACGTCCACCGCCTGGCCGACGATCCAAGACGAGCGATACATCGCTTCGAGCTTGATGCGGTTGCGGCTGATGAAGTCGAACTGATACGACGAACTGCTCGACTGGTTGCCCGTTCCAACGCCGACACGTGCTTCGAAGTTGGCGAAGCTGTCTCCAGCCTGCGCGCGTGCGCCGGCGGCCGGCTTGCTCGCGGTAGAGGTTGCTCGCTTTCGTGTCATCTGAATGTCTAGTCGGCTAGGCTGGCCCACACGTCAAGCGCGCGCGCACCGGGCGCGAAGCACATGACGAAGGCGTCTGCGAGGTTCGGCGAGGCGATTTCACGCTTGGCGAGATCCTTTTTGCTCTCGACCTTGACTCGCCCGTTCTGGTCGTAGTCGCGCTTCGGCGTCGACAATTCGTCAATCAGCCGGTCGAGATGCGGTGTATCGCTGGAAATGCTGATGAGCTGGTCGTCCGCGAACTTCTCGCCGCGGCGCACAGCGTTAAACGTGTTTCGGAAGCGGTCAGCCAGCATCCACCAGGCTTGCGCCTTGATGTTCGAGAACATGTCTTTGTTCGTGATGTGCGGCTGGTACTTCCGGTCCGGCTCCCATACCTGAGCGCCGGCATTGAACTTGTCGTAATTCACTTCGGAGATCTCGCCCGCGGCGCGGCGCTCTTCATTGATCTCGCCGAACTTCGCGCCGCAGCCTGCGCCCACGCCAATCGAGTCGTAGGTAATCGACGCGCCGCGCGATGCCGCTGCGGAGTACGTGCGCGAGCAGCTTTTCAGAAGCTCATCCTCGCCGGCCTTCCATTCATCCAGCCAGCTGACGATGGAGCCGTGCGCGTAGACCGCCGCGCACTTGTCCGAGCCGCTGTCGGCCACGTCGAAGCCGATGCGCTTGGCGCCAGACGGTTCGATGCCGAGCTGCAGATGCGCATCGACGGCCGCCATGATCCACGACCGCTTGATGATCGCGTCATCGTCGTCGTCGCGCGGCACACCCAGATAGATGTGCTCGTAGGTCTGGTAATCCTCTTCCTTCGCCGCCTCGATGATCTCCAGCATCGTGCTGGAGAGAAACGGGTTCTCGGTGTAATTGATCTGCCGCACGACAGTGCGCGGCGGCGGATTCTTTACAAAGCGCTTGTAAACGAAGTCCGTCGACAGACGCGGATTGAAGATGATCCAGAACTGCGAACCAGCCTTGCGCAGCGTCGGGTTCAGGACTTCCCACTGCTCCTCGGTGAGGTTGTGCGCCTCTTCGATCCAGCAGATGTCGATACCTTCCAGCGACTTGATTTCGTCAATCGAGCGCCAGAGACCGTAGAACAGGAACTCGCTTCCGGTCGCGCGATTGATGATCTTGTCGCGCTGAATGTCGAACCGATGCGACAGCCCGAAGCGCGCGATCTGGATCTTGAGCAGCGAGTAGACCGACTCAGCGATCTTGTTCTGGAACTGCCGCGCGCAGAGAAAGCGGACCGTATAGGTGTTCGCGAGGAAGATCGCGAACCCCGCCGCATCCCACGACTTCGACGAAGCCCGGCCGCCGTGCAGCACGCGATTGCGGGCCGGTTGCTTCCAGAACGGGCGCAGCGCCGGATTAAGCGTCGCCTTCTTCGACATCTCCATAGAAATGATCCAGCCCGACAGGACCGCCGCCGGGCGCGCTGATGCCCGTGTTGTCCGTCGTTGCCCCCAAAGATAAGCGTCCGACCTTCTGGGCCGTTTCAACGGCGCGGGCCAGCGCGCTAAGATCTTGCGGCGTACTTGCCGACCCCATCATCGAGGCGGCTTTCGCACGAATGGCGCGCGCCATCTTCAGGTCGTCAGCGTTGAATTTTTCCAGCTCTGCCGCTCTGTCCGTCGCCGAGGTCTCTAAAACGACCTTGCTTACTTTTGCTGACTCTTGCTTACGTTCTGCTTCCCATCCTTCCTTAGCCGCGCGACGCATCACGCCCGCAGGCTTGACGCCGTGCTTCGCCGCCAGATCGCGTAGCGTGACGCTGCTCGTGACGTACTCAACACGCAGCTTGGTCCAGTCAGTTGCCACCGCCTACCTCTGCGAATGTTCGCCCGTCGCTTTCGAGCGTGGCCGTCTTGCCGGTGAATTCCTGCCACCGCTTGACGATCACGTCGCAACATTTCGGGTCCAGTTCCATCAGACGGGCAGCCCGGCCAGTCTTTTCGCAGCCGATCATCGTTGAGCCCGAACCGCCAAAGCAGTCGATAACCACGTCGCCCTTCTTGCTGCTGTTGGTCAACGCTATCTCGATCAACTCAACCGGCTTCTGCGTCGGATGTACATAGGCGCCGGTATTACCGCGCGACAGCGTCCACACGTCGGACTGGCTGCGGTCGCCATACCATGCACCGCCCTTGCTGTAGAAGATGAATTCGTGCTGCGGGCGGTACTCCTGATGTCCGAGGCCGACGCTTCCCTTGTTCCAAACGATGCAGGACGTAATGTCCATGCCGATGGACACCATCGCGCCTTCAAACTCGGAATAGGTACGCCACGGGAAGCACACATAACCTGCAGCACCGTCTTTACAGTGCGTTCGAGCGGACAGCAGCGCGTCACGCACGAGCGCGACTAGATCAGCACCTTGGGCATCATCGTTCTTGATCATGCCAAAGCCTTTTTTGCTCCGGCCGCCGTCGTAGCTCATGCCATAAGGCGGATCGGTGAAGATCATGTCCGCCTCGACACCGCCCATCAGCGTGGCGAAGGAGTCGACGCTGGTCGAGTCTCCGCACATCAGACGGTGTTTTCCTAGCAACCAGACGTCCCCGAGCTTCGTGATCGGGTCTTCCGGCATTTCGGGGATTTCGTCTTCCCCTTTTGCCGCCTCGATTTCCTCCAGCTCGACGTCCAGTTCCCCGATCTCTTCTTCCGTGAAGCCGGTCAGCGAAATATCGAAGCCGGCCTCGATCAGCTCGTCGAGCTCAAGTTTGAGCATCGCGTCATCCCATCCGGAATTGAGCGCGAGCTTGTTGTCTGCGATCACGTACGCCTTGCGCTGCGTTTCCGTCAGGCCGGCCAGGGTGATCGTTGGCACGTGTTCGAGAGACAGCTTGCGGGCCGCCATGACGCGCCCGTGCCCTGCGATGATTCCGCCTTCCTCGTCGATCAGGATCGGGTTCGTAAAGCCGAATTCCTTAATGCTCGCCGCGATCTGCGCCACTTGGGCGTCGTCGTGCGTGCGGCTGTTGCGCGCGTAGGGGATCAAGTCCTCCAGCGGCAAGTACGCGATTTCAAGGTCTGGCTGAATCAAGGCTGTGCTTCCGTCAATACGTTTCGATGCGCTTGGCGAGCGCGTTGGAATACCTGCGCATCGCCTTCAGTTGGTCGACCACCAATACCGCTCAGCCGTGTTGACCTTGTTCGCTTCCGGCGAATTGAGGAACGTCCCCAACTCCCGAATCTTCTCGTCCACGGCGGCTTTCTCGTCGAGGACTCTATGCAGGGATGCCTGCGACATGATGGTCACTCTCGAAAAAGAAACGCCCGCGACACGAGGAGAGCCGCGGGCGCGAACCCCACACAAGAGGTTGAAGGAGACACCGGGATTACTTGAATTCGGACTTGATCCGGTTAATCAGCATGACGATCTCTACGTCCGCGTGCGCACCGAAGCGGACGAGCCGCCCGAACAATTCCTCAACGAGAACATGTCCGGGATGATGATGACGGTGCGGTGGAGGAGCGCAGAACTGCGGCTCCTCGGTCACGGTGCCGGAAATGGCCTTGAGCGGCCGATAGGTTTCCGGCATGGCCGTCACTCCGGCGTCACGGTCGCGCTGAGCGAGGCGAGCGGGATGTACGTCGCGCTCGACGGCTGGCTGCCGTCACCTTGGCCCGGATCTGCCGGCACTTCGTTGCCGTCGACGAACGTGGTCGACACAGCATCGCCCAGCACTGCGCCTGCCGTATCGAGCAGTTGCGCGGTTGCCGTGAAGGTGCCGTCGGCGAGGCCGGTGAACGATGCGGAGTTGCCGTTGACGTCTTGCGTCTGAACGATCGCGCCATTGGCGTCGACGATCGAGAAGCGGGTTGCGCCCGAGCCGAGGCCGGTCGGCGATGCGACGGGATCGGTGCCCGAGCTGACGGTGAGGTCTACGCGAAAAGTCATTTGATGCTCCAGAAACGAAAACGCCCGCGGCGTGCGGGCTGGGATGGCGAGAGCGGCCGGTGCCGATCTCCGGCTTGCTGGCTGCTGCGCGCGCTGTGTTCTTTCGCTCTCACGGCTGGCGGCTGTTTTGTCCATCGCCGGCCCGATCACTGCTTGGGCAGACGCCATGCGTGAGAACGCAAAAAAGCCCGCTCAGTGGCGGGCCTTGGAGACGACTTCGCCTCCCAACCGGGAAGCGAAAGCTCACGCGCGAGGCGGATTCTGTCATCTGGCGCGATTATAAGAACGTTTCGAGCGGTTTACAAGCATCCGTCCGAAGAATTTTCACGAAATCTGACGCCCGGATGCGCGCGATGCTCTGGGCGAGTGATTTTTCCGACTCCGCGAGCACCAGGCTAAAGTGCCGACCGCGCAGAACCGCACCGTGGCTCTTCCGGAGACGCGTCTGCACTTGCTCCGGTGACATGCGCCACACATAGGTGTATTTCAGCACCCACTTGTGCACGTGGTTCGGCATTGCCGCCCATGCGGCCTCGACCAGCCATCCGTCGCGCTCCTCGGGTTTGATGGTGACCGGAATGTCGGTTGCGTCGCGCAGCGCCACATACAAGCGCGCCCACTGCGCGCAGACACCGTCTTGGAACTTGGGCATGCGCACCGTGCGCCCCCAGTTGTCGAGCCGTTGTTCCAGCGTGTCGAAGTTCATAGCGCTCCCGTGTCGTATTGTTTGCACCGCTTGCTCTTCCATTGTTCCTGCCAGTGCTTCGCGCGATCCTGCTTGCACGCCATGTAGCTGACGTCGAAGAGGCGCTGCTCGATGAAGTGAACGCAGCCGCGGCATGTGCGCGCCTCGCGTTCCTCGAGGATGATTGCCGGGTCTCTGTAGTCGCCGCGCCTCATCGCTTGCTCCCATATAGTCGTTCGATGGTGGCGGCCAGACAGTCGAGCTCGCTGACCTTCACGACCTCCCACATGCGGCGCTGGCCGTGGATGCCGTTGAAGCTGCCCTGGTGGCAGTCCTTGCACAGCGGGATCACGCAGAAGTTCGGGCTCTTGCGTCCCGGCGTGCGACCTTCGAGGATGTGGTGCGCGTCGCTCGGGCCGGACGCGCCGCAGACGGCGCAGTCCAGTTCCTTGACGCGGGTGATGTGGCGTTCTTCAGCGGCGCGGGTCATTCAAACTCCCGCATGACCGCCTCGACCATCTGCTCCCGGCCGGCGTCGTCGAGATGCGGCCAGAGGAAGCGGTAAGCCTGCGGCGTGCGCAGGAACCGCTTGATGGACGCGTGCACCTCCCGGAAGTCAGAGTCTTCGAGCGCCTCGTATGCGATGGACTTCGGCATCGCGAAGAAATTGCCGTCCGGACCCGGCACGAAGTCGCAGTGCCCTGCCCCGACTTCGAGCCACTTGCGCATGCGATCGGCGTCGTCGAAGACGTCCTGCGCGGCGAAGAACGCGCCGAGCATCGCGAAGTGCAGGCGGTGAAAGCGCGGCGCGCGCGGGATCTTGAACTCGAAGGCGAGCGTCTCGCCGATCTGCAGCTCGCCGAGCTTGTTGCGGAAGCGGCTGTACGCGCGCTCGTGGCGCTCGTCGAGGCCGGCGAGCTTGCCGGTCTCGTCTTTGCGGAGGATGACCTTGCTCATTGCGGCTCCTTGGCCAGCGCTACGTCAATGCGTGCGCGGACTCCATCGAGAGACAACGGCGCGTTATCTTCGAACTGCGCGCGCACCGCCGTCTGCTGGGCCGTTAGGTCCTCGCCGCGAATGTCTGCGAGCATCGCGCCGACAAAGGCGACAAACCGCGCCGCATCGCGCGTGTCTGCCGAAAGGTGGGCCAGCACGGCGGCCTGCATCCATTCCGCCGCTCGGTTGAATCCGTCAACGAAGCCCTTCGTGTATTCCTCGGTGTTATTCCACCCGGTCAGTTGGATGTTGACCAAGAAGGCCGAATGCTCACCGCCGACAGCGACCGTATGCTGCGCAACGCGGCCTGCCAACAGCGCCTTCCTAATCGTGACCGGCTCTTCAAGCGGCTGGAGCACCTCGCGCTCATTGCTCATTTCTGCTCCATAGGCTTGGTCCAGTCACGGCGCTTCACACCCGTGACGGCATAGAACGGATCGAAGTCGGCGGGTATCATCGTGCATCTCCAAAGAAGGCGGCAATCACGGGATCGCGGAACGGCTTTACTTCTCGCTGTGAACACGCCAGCTGCTCCGCGCGTCGCTTCCGTTCGGCGAGATCCTCGCGATAGATGCGCGCCTCGCTGCACACATCAGGCGCGCTGCCGGCCGCCCAGAGACGCTTCGAGTAATTGCGGGGACTCTCCGCCTTCGCATAGCCAGCGACGTGAATCAGCCCGGCCGCCCGTGCGTTGGCGATACGAGTCTCGATCGGCGTCTTGCTCAGGTGCAGAGCCTGGCGGAGTTGTGCGGTCGTCATCGGACCGCGCTCCTTAAGCACCTGCAGGAGCTTCTCGATGTGCTTCGCTTTCAGTTCTCTCATGACCCGCTCCTCGTCAAACACTCAATCGCCTGTTCCGGCGTCTCAACCACGTATGCTTCACCGCGCCAGTTCCCGAACCACACCGCCTCGTCGTCTGTCAGCTTTCGGGCGCTCGGCGGCTTGGCGCCGTCCTTCACTTCCAGCACCACCGTCCGCCCGCGAAACCCGACCAACAAATCCGGGCATCCCTGCCCTACTGCGTGGATCGGCGTGACGCTCGCGCCGATCTTGCGAAGTGCCGCGACGATCTCGGGCTGGTTCGCGTCCACCCGTGCCGCGCGCCTCACGCAGCGGCCTCGCCGCGCTTGTTGATGACAGCGCGCCTAGTCGCCGCGTATGCGTCGTTTCGGTTCGCCGCCTGAATCCCAGCGCCCGACAGGACCGCGTCTTCAGCGTGTCGCAGCACCTCGGGAGGAAGCGACAGGCCGTTACGTGCGAGACCCGTGTCGACCATCTCGAACGCCCAGCCGACCGCGCCGATGCTTCGGCTAGTGGCGCGGCGCGCGGCGCGCTGGATCTTCGGCAGGTTGGCTTCGATGGTCTCGTCCGATGCCCGAGTGCCATCCGCGAGTTGCGGGGCCGCCGAGGCCGCCTGATCGACCCGGGCCTGCTTGCAGTGCGCGACGAACTCTGGAAGATTCGGCACCTTCACGAGCGCGGTGAGGTTTTCGCTGCCCGCCTTGAGCTGCGCGTTCGACAGCTTTTTGAGCTCGACCGCCCAGACCTTCTGCACTTCGACCGGGTTCGTGCCACGCCACATATCCGCGAACCGGGCGCCGTAGACCGCGCTCATCTTCGAGAACAGGACTTCGATCCACTTGCGCGGCAGCGCGTTTTCCGGCCAGTCGTCACGCGAGTCGGGTTGCTTCAACGTCGACAATTCGGTCATCTGATTCATTTCGTCGGCTCCGGCCGGTGAGTGCTGCGATGGTGTCTGCGCGTTCGTCGTGATAGCTGCGGTGCTGCGGCGGTCGAGATCGGCCGGCAGGCGGCGGCTTGGCCGCGTCAGACGTCCACCGCTGGGCGATCGCCACTACGAACCCCGCCTTGATGCGGCCAACAGGATCGGCTGCCTTTGCCTCTGCGCATGCAGCCTCGATCGTCTCGACGCTGATGCCGGCTTCTGCTGCGGCAACGATGCGCGGGTCGCCGGGCTGCGCCTCAATCGAATTCCTTCGCATCGCTGCGGATAGGTCGGACGGTCGGACGCTTGCGCGAGTCTCACCACCTACGTCCGTCCTTACCTCTGTGTTTTTATTCTTCTCTTCTCTTTCTCTTTCTCTAGCTAACGCACCTGTAACGCCCTCCTCTTCTTCCTGTAACGCTGCGTGCGTTACTTCAGCGTTACCGCGATGTGTGGCAACACGCTTTGCCGTAACGGCGCGCTTCTTCGCGGAAGCACCGTTGTGCTCTTCGAAGCGTTTCAGGACTACGCCCTGCGGATCGTCCTGAAGCCAGTCGATTTCGATAAGAGCCGCAGCGAAGCCAGGAATGCCCGTCTTCCGATCGATGGAGCGAGGCGTCAGTCCGGGCATGCAGCCGTCTTCCGAATGCTGGTCGGCGGTGGACCAGAGCCAGTACAGTCCGCCGATCACGGTCGATTCGTTTGCGTCCGTGAGGTCGCACAGGCGTGCAACGCGGGGGTCGTCCCACAAGTTGCTTCGCATCTTGATCCAGTCGCCAGCCATGATTAAGCCTTCGGCAGTCCGAGAAGTTCTTGGCTCTTGCCGGTTGCGACGTCGCGCACCGACCCGCGCTTCTGAAGCCGGCTGGCATCCAGAAGAGCGCGGACCCGTCCGCAGACGCTCGAGAGTTTGAGGTTGGTGCGCGAGGCGATTTCTTCGCGCGTGAGAAGCGTCTCCTGGCTGTCGAAGCAGTCCATCACCATTTGCTGCGTGGTGCTGAGCTGCTTGACCGTCAAGGAATGAAACGACGCGTGCTGGGTTTCCGACACGCGCCGGCCCGAGATCGGGCTATAAAAGTCATGTTCCATCTGGGCTCCCAGTGAGGAGTACTAAATCGGCACATAAGAAAGCTCTTGACGAACTTGCTTGTGAATCGACTCTTCCCAGCTGTTACCGGCCTCGTACCGGTCCTTCTCGTCCGCCAGTGGTCTGGCGAGTCATTTTTCCCTCGCGTTCCCAAGGTGGGCCGCGTGAAAAGCAACTACTTCCGGATGCATCGCCCCGTACAGCGAGCGCAAAACGTGATAACCGACAAACGTCTGTATCGAAACGCCCATTCGTAGCGATTCCGCCACCAGTTCTGCTGCTTCTGGCACAGGGATCTCCGCTGCGAGTTGCGTCTTTCCTTCAGTCATGCGTTCACCGTGCTCCCAGACTGGGGCGCTTCGGCACTGACGCCGATGAGGTTCGCTGGCAAAGTGCCAACTGTGCCGAACAGAAACAGCTTCGTGATGCGCGCAAGCGCAGCCGAGTCGCTGTCGATGCCATAGAGCGCCTTGAAGGTCTGCATGCCGTCGTACACGGCATCCTCCAGACGCGTCTTTACTTCGTTGCGGAACTCTGCTCTTCGGGACATAGCCTTGTTTCTCCTTTAAAAAGAACAACAATGAAACTGACGCAGAAATCGGTGCGTAGGAAAATGATCGACCGGCGTCGGCTAAGACGGAACCCGGTCGACCAGAAAGATGTCGGGGAACTCGAGCTTGACGGCGGGAGGGATGCCGCGCTCCTTCCAGTTGTGGACGCGCTGAACACCGCCTCGGGAGTCGTACCCGAGCAGCTTTGCGAGCTGAGCGGCACCACCGAGCTCGTTGATGAGCCTCCGGTCTGCCTCGATAGTGAGAGTTTTTTTGTCCATGCCTCATTAAACACCACGTTTAAACATAAGTCAAACGGTTTGTTGAACAACGCGGTGTTTAAATGCGGGAAGATCGCGCGCATGCACGAAACAATGGAACGGCTATATGAAGCGGCCGAAAGGCTTCATGGGATAACGGGCCAGTCGGCCGTTGCCAACTTCCTGAACGAGTCACCCCAGCTCCTCAACAACTGGGAACGGAGAGGCGTGTCCAAAGCCGGTGCGTTCAAGGTGGCTCCGGTCCTCGGCTGCAATGTGATGTGGCTAATCTCGGGCGCCGGGCCGATGACAGGTTTGACGTCGCCCGAAGGTACGAACGACAACCGAGAACACGCTACCGGGACAAACAGCGTCTCTGAAAAAGGGCCGGACTCCGAAAAAAATTCCTCAGCAACCTACGAATCTATCCGTTATTCTCTAGACCTATCTGGCTTCCGTCGAGTTTTTGTCATAGGAAATATGCAACGCGGACTGCCTGAGCGGATATGGACTGACGAGGACTACCCGGTGGGTGCTACCAATAAATACGCCGAGATCGTAACGAACGATCAACGAGCGTTTCTCATCCCTGTTGTGGGTCATTCGATGGCGCCGCGGTACAACGCGGGTGAGTTCGCGTTGGTGTTGCCTGCCACGGAGCCGGAGTTGGAGGACGACGTCCTAGTCCGACTCGCGACCGGGGAAACGATGCTCAAGCGACTGCTCGCACGCCGCGGAGGGATTCGCTTGGGTTCCTACGCGGACCCGGAAGTGCACACGTACCAGCCCGAGGAGATCACCTGGATGTATTACGTGGCACACCCCGTCCCGGCGCGACAGATCCGGGAGCTGATATGAACCGGCTCTCTCTCTTCGTCGGGGCCGCGGTGGCAGCGCTGGCGCTGGCGCCCGCTTGCGCAATGGCTCAGAAGTCGATGAGCGATCAGGAAATCAACTCGATCGTGCACGGCTGGGAACTTCGGTGCGGCGAGCTTGCCGTTGCGGAAGGCCGGCCGGCGCTCCAGAAGAGCTGCATGCGCATGGTCCTTAGCGATGTCGCCGAGGTGGACCAGCTGCAGCGAGACAGCGCCGTCACCGACGAGATGTGGAACCTCTGCAAGATTGAGAGCGGCTTCAACCACACCCAAGACTTCCACCAGTGGGCTGCTTGTATGCGCGTCGCCAAGACGCGTACTTGGTTGCGCACCCAGTAACCCCGCCCTCCTTCCTCTCCGAACCCGCCGCTGGCGGGTTTTTTTTCGTCCGCAACCGAACATTACAACGAAGAAAGTTTGCGCCCCGCCAAAAAACTTGCACGTAGATAAACAAACTGTTTGACACGTGGTTAAACGTGGTGTTTAATACGTCTATGCGCTGAACGAACAGCGCAGCGCCGCAAGGCACGCTCTTTAACACCGCCGGAAACGATAGAACACGCCGATAGCTCTTTGGAGCATCTAGGCGCAGGACGTAACCCTCGACTCCTGACTAAAGACCCGAGGCTATCCGCGAAGTGCCTGGCTGCCAGATGTAGCTATAGAACACCGAGCGGATTGATTACAGCGCATACGGACCCGGAGCCGACACGCTCGGGAGTAGCCGGGCCGTATGTGACAGAGCACTAGCTAATGCGCGTTCGGGGAGCGCTCATTTTTAGTGCTTTGAAATGAGTACTACTAAGACGTTGGTTTTATCAAGGCGCATCCGGGCGGGTGTGCCGTGACAAAACGACGAGGTTGACCAGTGAACGTGCTGCACAACTGGATTTACATCGGCTCGAACGCGTACATGGAATACACGTTCGTTCCTTGGCTGAACCGGTCGGTGTACCGCCGCACGGTTGATCTGAACTCAATCACTTGGTGCTGAACATGAACTTTCAACGAACCATGAGCGCGGGCGATTACGCCATCGACCGCGGCCTCGACGAATTGAGCCAAGACGAGGCGCGCCAAGAGCGCGTGCGGGAATACATCGAGAAGCGCGCCGACGAGCTGTACGTGAAGCGCATCGCGAACCTGAGCACGGTCGACTTCATCCTTGCGCTCGAACGCATCTCGACGTTGCCGCGCGAAATCTGCCGACTGCACTACCTGACGTTCGCGGACGAATCGCCGTTCGCCACCGAGTTGCAAGCGATGGTGAAAGCCGCCCTGCTCTGCGACAGCGTCGAGCTCGCCGCCACCGAGGCGAACGCGATGGAGCAAGAGCCAACCAGCCGGGAGCGCCACTGATGCACGCAACCGAACAGGAGCTCAACGACGTGCGGGCGTTCCTGACCTACCTCGCGATCTGCGGCTTCGCAGTTCTTTCCGCCGGTTTGATCATCACCATCCTTCGAGGCTGACCATGAAACTTCTCCGCAAACTTTTTGCGCTCAACGACCGCCGACGGGCGCGCGAATTCCTGCAGCACATCTGCGACGAGCGCGTCAAGGCGCGCTGGGCGCTCGACGAGGCAAACCGACGCGCAGACCGCGCGTTGCAGGACGCACAGGCGCTTGAGCGCGAGCAGTTCCGCGAGGAGTTCTTCGGCAAGCGCGACCCGGTTCGTTCGGCTTTCGTCGGGAGGCAAGCATGAGCTTCGCAGTCATTGTTGCCATCGTTTGGGGCATCGCCGCGATGATTTTCGTCGCGTTTATAAACGGCGCTGGGACGAAGGGAGAGGAAGCGTGAAGCGCGAATTCATCCCCGGTGTCGTGTATGACCTCGACATCGACGAATACCACGGCATGACGCCGATCTCAAAGTCGGGCCTCGACTCGATCGACCTGTCACCCGCGATCTACTACGCGCGACACCTGGACCCGAACCGGCCTCCGTCGCGCGAAAAGAGCGGTCAGCTCGAAGGCCATCTCGCGCACTGCGCGATCCTCGAACCGGAACAGTTCGAGAAGCGTTACGCGATCGTGCCGGAAAGCGCGCCGCGACGGCCGACGGAAGCGCAGTGGAACGCTAAGAAGCCATCCCCTGAAAGCGTCGCGTCCATGCAGTGGTGGTCAGACTTCAACGCACGTACGAACGGCGCGACGATCATTACGCACGACCAGTATGAGGCAGCCATGCGCCAAGCTGTTTCGGTCCGTGCGCTGCCCGAGATCGGCGACGTGCTTGCGAGCGGCAAGGCTGAAGTGTCGGCCTTCTGGATTGACGACGAAACCGGCGCGGAGTGCCGGTGCCGTCCCGACTTCGTGCATGACGTGAGCAGCAACTCAGTCATCTTGCTC